CCTCATCGAATACCAGCAGGATCCGCTTGCCTTCGTTGTGCAGGCCGGCGAACGCCTCCGTGTTGTTCTCGCTCCACGGGATCGCATCGGCCCGCCAGGACTTCTCGTGCGCCACCTCGTACATGGAGACGGCCGGCACCCGCCACCAGTCGGCGTTGATCAGCATGCGCGTCCACTTGCCGATCTCGGGCCAGGTCTTGGTGCGCAACTGAGTGTCGGTGTTGGCAGTGACCACGACCCGCGTCTCCGGACACGTCGACATCGCCCAGTCGACCACCATGCCGATCAGCGCCGACTTGCCGATGCCGTGGCCGGACGCGACAGCCAAGCGCAATGGAGTGCACCGCGTTGCCGGGTCGCTCAGGTGGGCGCCGATGTCGTTCAGCACGTCCAGCTGCCACTGCCGCGGCCCGGCGTGCTTGGTCAGCGGACCCTGTCCCCACGGGTAGGCGTCGCGCACGAACCCGGCAGGGTCGGCGGCGTACTGGTCCATCTCCTCGGCCAGCGGATCAGCCTTTGCCAAGGCGGGCCTCCCTGCGCCGGCGCATCAGCTCGGCCCGGTCGGTGACGTCTTCGATCTTCACGTTCTCGATGTAGAACCCGGCCACCTTGCCGCGCGCGATCTCTGCGCTGGCGGCGGCCGAGTACTTACCTTCAGCCTGCGCCGCGTCCCGGATTTCCTTCAACGCCAGCAGGTGCGCGGCGATCGTCATGCCGTTGTTCTCTGCCACCGACGCCTGCGCTGCTTTCACGGCTGCGCAAACCTCAGCATTTCTCAACAACCTCTCGCCCTGACTGCTGGCCGTGTGCTTGCTGTAGCCGGCGCGCGCCGCCGCCTTCGTTGCGTTCAGGTCGATCAGGTATTCCCTGACGAACGCCTCCTGCTTTGGAGTCACAGAAGCACCCGATACCGCTGCACAAACTCAACCGAGCGGCCGGAGTCGTCCCAGCGCATCTCGGGCGGCGCGAATCCGGCAAGCGGTTTGCCGTCCAAGCACCATGTCATCGCGTCGGTTCCCAAGATGTGCACGCACTCCAGGCGGCCCGGCTCGATCTCATCAGGCGCGAGGTCATTCCGCTGCAGCAAATGCCGGATCAGCCCCAGAATGATGCCGTCGCGCTCGGTAACCATGCGCACGGCGCCGGGGTACAGCGCGCCGGGCACGGGCGCGGCCATGATGGCGCGGTCGGTCGCCATCACACAGCCTCCGCCACCCTGCGCCGGCGCGGCGTGCCAGGCTTCGGCCCCGGCTTGCGCCGAGCTGGCGCCGCAGCCGCTTCAGGCGCCGGAACAGCGACAGCCGTCGCCGGCACGACAGGTTGTGCGGTCGCGCCCTGCGCCTGGCCGGTCTTGCTGGGATGGCTGGGCCGCACGCCGACGATGCTCGCCCGGTACCTGCCGCCACGCTCGCGCACCGGGCGCTGCTCGCGCGGCTTGCCGGTTGTCTTGACCCAGAAGGTCACCAGCGCCTCGCCGCGCCAGTGCAGGGGCTCCACGCCGGCGCGGTAGTGCCGCAGCATCTGCCCGGTCAGCTGCGCAAAGCCCATCGTTTCGCCAATCCGGCGCATCGGGATGCCGGCCTGCATCAGGTCGGTGATCAGCTGGAACCAGTCGGTGGTCTGCACCATGTCAACCTCTCGGTAGTTTCAAACGCTTCGGGACGCCGTCAGCGCGGCTTCGGTGTTGGCTGCTGCCGGCCCATCCACCCCGGGCACTTGCTCAGCGGATGCGGGCCGCGGCAGAGTGGGCACAGGTGCTTCAAGGCAGCACCTCGCACACCCGCCAGCGCACGCCGCCCAGCTCGAACCGCTCGCCCACTGCAACCGTGAACGGCGCCATCTGCGGTCCGACGTACACGAGGCGCATGGGCGCCCAGTTCCCGGGGCCGCAGGGCTTGCAGACCACCGTCACGCCGGCTGCTCCAGCAGCGAAGCCTGGGGCGCGACCCGCGGGGGCATCGCGCGGATGGCCAGCTCGACCCGGGCGCCCTTCTCGTCGGGCTCCATGCGTTCCTTGTGCTCGCGCCAAATCTGCTTGTCGTCGACGTAGACGATGCCCTGCAGCGCATCGGCCAGCACCTTCTCGCAGTTGCCCAGGTCCATGCAGCGCACGTCGTCATCCCAGGCGGCCGGGTTCAGGCGGGTGCGGCGGGCCCAGTCCTGCGGCCGTGCCGGGTACAGGCGGATCCACATCTCGACGCGGCAGGCCATCGGCGCGGCCAGGCCGGCAGCACGGGCGATCTTGGCCACCTTCTCGCGGTAAGCCTCGGCCTCGGGCGTCACGTAGGTCATCGCGCGTGCGGGCTTGCCCTTGGGCTTGACGACGCGCGAGGACCAATAAACATTCGCAGAAACCGGATATGGGAGCCTCAGGTAGATCACTTGATGACCCCTTCCTTGACCGCGCGGTACACCGCCTCGGCCTGGGTGGTCGCCTGCAGCTTCTCGAAGATGACCCGCAAGTTGTCGCGCAGGGTGTGCGCGTTGATCGTCATCCGCTCGGCCGCCTCGTTCAGGCTGAAACCCTTGGCCAGAAGCGTCAGCAGCTCGCGCTCCCGGTCGCTGAACCCGTCGGGGCCCACAGGCGCCTTGCGGCCCTTGGACAGCTTGGCGGCATCGGACTCGATCACGCGGCCAGCCTCCCCAGCGCAAACACGCTGGCCTGCGCCACCAGCTGCTGGCGCTTGCTGCTGTTGACGTGGCAGCCCAGCCGGATGCTGCGCAGCGTCTCCGGCCGAAGGCCTGTGGCCGCCTGCACGTCCTTCTGCAGCGTGCCAGCCGCGAACAGCGCCTCGACCTGGCGGACCACGTCGGGCGGCGTGGCCATCTTCAGCACGTTGCGCAGGTTGACCGCGGCCCGCTCTGGCTTGCCGCGACGGTGGCCGCTGCGAGTCATCCAGGCGCCCTCCTCTGCCTTGGTGCCGGCCTTCAGATGGTTCGGCGCGCAGCACTCGTCGTTCAGGCAGGTGCGCCACACCACTTGCTTGTCGCTCAGCTTCTTGCCGGACAGCAGCCAGGAAGCGCGCGGCGCCGTCGAGGTGGTGCGCGTCGGGCCGATCACACCGGCGGGCATCGTCACACGCGGCGTGCGACTGCTGCCGACCTTGCCGTTGTCGGAGATGGCCAGCGACCAGACCCAGCAGCCTGTCTCGGCGTCGACGCGACAGCGGTCCTTCAGGTCCTGCAGGGTGCGCACGCCGTCTGCGCGCTTGTTTCGGGTGTCCGTCATGCCGTCACGCTCACGTCATTGGGGGCCGGAAACTCGGCTGCGTCCGACAGCCCCGCGTCTTCAATGGCCCAGTCCGGCGGCTCGTCGACGGCCGGCCATTGCTCCACATGCGCAGCCGGCGCGCTGCCGATGACGATGGGGACCATCGGCTCAGCGGGCTGACTGGCTGCGGGAGCCGCGGTGGCGGACGCTGCAGGCTCGTCGTCGACACGCCCGCTGGCCCGGCGGACGGCGGCCAGGAAGCCGCGCTGGCCGGGGCTGAGGTTCTCGCCGGCATCGGCGCGGCGCTGCAACTGGGCGATGCGGTCAGTGCCGGACAGGCGAAGACGACCGCTGAGCGCGGCGCGCACCCTGTCCGCCATGGCGCGCCGATCCTCTGCGGATAGGGGCAGCACGACACGCCCGCCGGTGCAGTACAGCTCATAGCACGGGCGGCACCTGGCGCCGAAGTTGTTGAGGTCGTCTTTGCGCGCCGACCCGCGGCAGAAGGCGCAGACACCTTCGCCATCGAGGAAGTCGTCGGCAATCGCCTGGTCACGTCGTGAGCTGCTGGTGCGGGCAGTCACTGCAGTGCTCCCCGGGTCAGCGCCGCGATGGTCGGGCTCATGGGCCCGGCAATCAGCAGCTGGTCGCGCCCGGCGCGGGCGTCGAAGGCGTCGAAGGCCGCCATGAACCGGCGCTGCATGTGGCCCAGCTCGCGCTCTTCGCAGTGGCACACGGCCCGCCATCCGCCGACAGCATCGACAGCGGCGCGCTGCTCGGACGTCAGGCGCGGCCGCCCGTAGGTGCCGACGCTGCGGGCCTCTGCCAGCACCAGGGCCCAGGCCGATTGCCGGCGCTCGTCGGTGTCGCCCTGCAGCTGCCGCAGGATGTCGGCCGACTTGGGCAGCCACTGGCCGCGCTCGGGGTCGCGGCGGTGCCGGACGAAGGCGGCGCAGACGGCGGCGATGTCGTGCTCGGCCAGGTCATCGAACCACACCGAGACCGCAAGTTCGGAAAGGTCGCGGTCGTAGTAGGCGTAGACGCCCAGAAGCGTCTGCAGCAGCGTGTGCCGGTCGGTGTCGGTCACTTCGCGGTCCTTTCGAGGAAGCGCTGCGCCGTCGCGATGTTCGCGGCGACGCGGGCGTCGGCTTTGGATGGGATGGGGCCGCGCTGCAAGGTCGCCGCGTCGGATGCGGCCCGGGTTCGCTCGCCTTCGACGGCGCCGAGGATCCAGGCGAAACCAGCGCCCTTGGCGATGGCTGCCGGCGCAAAGCC